CGTGAATGAACACGGGCACGCTTTCGCGTGGGACCAGAGTCCGAGGGCGTTGTTATAGCTGAGCTGCTGTATCAATGTGGGTTATGTCGACAGGCACGCCCGCCCTGGGTTCCGTGAACCCCGGGTCTTCCGAAATCACGGGGGTTTGAATCCCCTCTTGCTCAAAAAAAGCATGTTTCGTGATTCCTGGACGACCGCATCCAGTCCTTCAAGTCGGATGAGCTCTCATAAGAGACATAGGCACCAGTGAGTGATATGATCTACCAGGTGTGAATCCTGGGGGTCAGAGGCTGTCTTCGGATGTAATGCCGCACGTAATGGGCCGAGTTGCTCTAAGGAATAGGCCGACAACCTATCACATGGCGCGTAGCCATGGGAGAGATCGGGGTCATGCCCTTAAAGTCATACTCTCTAGAGGAGTTGGATACTCCAATAGTAAGGGATGGGCTACGGCTTCTTACATCACCTACTCTAGAGGCTTCCAGCGGACACGTTGGGCTCCTGCAACATACTGGAGAAAGATCCCACTCTCCGGGGGTCGGAAACCGTGTGGTCTCCTAGCCGGGGAGAGTAAGGAGGGACCCGCTCTCCATTATGGGGTCGTTCCCTATGATGGGAGGAGGCGTTTCGGAGGGGACGGCAATTTCGACATAGCAGTCCATGCTTAAATGGACATTTAATTGTTTAAACTATGCTTACTTTATTATCCCGGCCGATAACACTACTGCAGCCTTTCCTGCTGATATCGCGAGCCCAAACAAATGGTTCTTCAACCGACTTATTTGATGTTAACGGGACACCCATGTCCCGAGATCAGATACTAGAGGTTCATCCGGAAGAACGGACACCAGCACACTGGCTCGTGGTACTAGATTGGAATCTAGCACGTCAGAGACCGTATGTGGTAGTGGACCCGTATGACCCAAGTGGTCTCCTTTACCTGAACTACTCCGAGTATCTTGTGCAAATGCGATCATTTGCTAACAACAATCTAGCCTTCATCGTTGTCTCCCGTCCTGGAACCCATAAACCGGTTCCCGTTAAAAAATACCCCCCCTCTTATGGTAAGAGAGGAAATACCTCTAACGAGCCCTGGACCCGCCGCATACTTGGACGGCAGTACAAAACCTTCATTGATCTACGAAAGTGGATCATTCGGAATTGCAAATGGGGTCCTAACGGAACGGTCTTGATCAACGAATCAAATATTCGTGGCATTATGATGATGTGGCATCGTGACCTAGCCCATCTTCTTAACCTCAAATCCCCGGCTCGCAGAGAGGAGCAGTTAGAACCGCTCCTTGCGCACCTTACTAAACTCATTCGACACTGTGGACCAGCCTACAGCATCAAATGGTTGAAGGTAGCCTCCTTCGCCGTTTACAGTTACATTGCTGGCAATCCACTGAAAACGACGGAAGGCCTTGGTATGAGGGTAAGGATGTCTAATGGGTTACCAGTAGCTCTGGGACCCAAAGCACGGAATGCAATACGTTCGGGGAACGTAAATACATGGCGCCTTTGGAGTTCCCTCCTCGCTTCGTATCGTGCATTCCACGGTGCTCATCCGCTACCTCCGCTCGAGACCATCTCTACTCCGAAGTTCACAGGGGAACTTGGAGACTTTGCCGCCTTCTGCTCAGAAACAGGGGGTTTCTGGGATCGACTGCAACAACGGTTCGGGCCTGTTCCCGAATTCAAGTATGACCTTAAGTGGTCACCTTTTCTGTCCGCCGGAGCTAACAGCTCCATTAGTTCAGTCGGTCTTATGGCAGATGCGTATGCATGGGCAAAAGCCCCTAGGGACTATATTGCCGAGATGGTCAAGATGCGTCCATCCAAGGTCGGTGAGCAGCTACTCGATGTCCGTCGCGTTGCAGCGAAGGATTACGAGTGCGCTCATCTCGATCCTCGGGAGGTACACGACCCTGCCCTCCTGGAGCGTTTAGGGCTGCGTCAGTCTTCAAGAACAGGACTCATAACATATAACGATAAGGGGCACGCAGAGCGTGCTTTCCTTGCTCGAAATTATCATGGTCCGTCCTTCGACGACACTTCAAACCTGTTCAGCAGAGACGATGCTTGCCACTTGAAAAACCTCCGGGCGGGTGCCCTTCGGCTCTCTCATGGCCAAAAGTCCCCCCTACTGTCAAGGTTGCACGCTATACCAGAAAAAGCGGGGAAAGTGCGTGTAGTTGCAATCGTTGATACGTTCACCCAAATGGCATGTGAGCCAATTCACCGGTATCTCTTCGAGATCCTTAGAAAGATGAGCGCAAACGATGCTACCTTTGACCAAACTGGTGTTCTGAACTCCTTCATTGAGAAGAATTATCAGGATCTTTTCAGCTACGACTTAACAGCCGCAACCGATTCAATCCCGATTCAACTTTATAAAGAAGTTCTCGAACTTCCGTTAGGTCGCCGGTTCGTTGAGTCCTGGGCTGGATTACTGACCGATCGCGATTTCCTGACTCCGAAGGAGACAAGAAAAGCTGCTGGTCCCAAATGGATACGGTATACACGAGGGCAACCTATGGGAGCGTTGTCTTCGTGGGCCGGTCTAGCCATTGTACATCATGCGATCATACAGTTTGCCGCTCATAGGGTAGGTCATACCGAATGGTATGATCCTTATCTGGTCTTGGGGGACGATGACCAGATAGCAGGCCACCCGGTTGCCCTAGAGTACGAAAGAGTATGCTCCGAGTTCATGATACCATTGAACTTGAAGAAGAGTTTCCCGAGCCGTCGTGGCTTTGGGAACTTCGCTTCTCGCTCTTTTATATCACGGACAGATATATCACCAGTTTCTCTAAATGAGGCTCTTGTAGCCTCCAACTGGTCCAGACGGATGGAGTTCGCTCGGCGGCTCATATCCCGATGGGGAGATGACCTCTCGCCATCACAGATGGTGAGGCTCTGTACGACAGCACCACAATGGGCAGCTCTTCAAGGAGAACTAATGGGAATGACGACACCAATCTTTGGTGGAGTTATTCTCTGGTTTCTACAGAACCCCTTCATGCTTCGTTTGAAACACGAAGTGCCCTATATAGAAAGTATCCTGGAATGGCTGGGGAACATAATTCCCGGTTTTTCCAAACTTTCAAGAGAAGTTACCTCCAGATTGACGCATGCACTTTGCCGAGCAGTGCTCGACGAAGTGTATGTGGTGTCAAAGGAACAACGTTATTCATTAGAGCGGTCAATAACCGCAATTGAGGAAACGCGATCCTTCAACCTCCAACGTCAGGTGCATATCGATGATCCTACCATAGAGGATCCTATTACTCATCCGCTCTCTTTCACACTCCATATCCTCGGTTTATGTCATATAAAGGCTACCAAGTTGGCAGCTGACTACGATGAGATATTTTACGAAGTGGAGAATCAGCTAGAGTCAGGAGGCCCTATGCCCGACATGAGTTATATCGGTAAGTTGTGGTACAGGTTATCCAGGCTCCCCAAAGCACCCTGCTTTGTAGACTTCCCGAACTTCGCTGTAGACTTTCTTATAGGTCTTCAGATAGCTGAGGAAAAGGTGGTCACTAGGGACCGGAAAGCCAGTGTACGATGGGAGGAACCAGTCCTTCCACCGGATGACATCCGGGCGCCCTTACAGTCAATAGTAAGGGCTCTAACTGCTGTCTTTGGAGATTGTTTCTCCTCTCTCAGCGAGCTAGCGCCTTCCCTAAGGAATCCGACCTTCTGGAAATCGGTGCGTCAGATCCGTTTCTCACAACTTGGTACCGCAGATGAGGTTAATTTCTCACTGCGAGTTCATGGGCTTGCGTATCTCTACGCCCTGGTAGTGCCGAAGGCCTACCCTGTGCCCATGATTCGCCCAAGGCCCAGATCAGACTTTACGTGTGATCCGAGCGGTGTGGTCGTACGGACTGAGACCGTGTTGCTTTTTGGAACATGGGCGTACTCTCCGATCCACAGTATGGATCGCCTCCTTTGGAATCCATTATAGGAGCGTAATTTGGTGGGCATCCAGCTCATCAGTTATGAGTCCTTAGCCCGGTCCAAAGCCGG